GTATTTTTGGTAATACTAATTACTTTTTACGACCTTGTTGAAAAATGTCAGATTCATTTAGTACCCGAAAACTTAATCCATTTTGTTTCGCCCATCTTGTTGCCGCTTGCCATTTAGAATAGTTTACTGCTATAGTTGCACGTTGACTATCCTTCATATTTTCTGCAAGTATACTTTGATTTCTTGGTTTTATCTCTATTAATTCAGCTTTGGTCGTATTATGTGGCCCGCGATACACAACAATAAAATCAGGAACGTACATGGTCATCTTGCCTGTAATAGGATGCCGATATGGAATTCTTACAGGTTCGCTTGCCCAATTTATTACGTTGTCATTATTATCACAAAAATTCATGAATGTCATTTCCCAGCCACTACGATACCTGGGCTTACCTTTCCCTACATATTTGCTGGCATTTTTTACTTCATATATGCCTTGTCTAAAATTAGGCATTATTGTTTAATGTTGTGGGCAATATAAAAATTAGGAGTTACTGTAGCTTGAATTCCAAGCATAGTAGAAGGACTTTGAAATGTATTAAGATAAAATGCAAACACCAATGTTACTTGTGGGCCTGTCATTCCTTCTATTGATTGAAGTAACTGCATAACTGGAATTCCAGATACCGATGAGATCCGAAAAATAGTGGATGTAAAATTATCTGCTTGTTTAACCGTGCCAAATACAGATAGTAAATAACTTCTTACAGCATCATACTCTTGTGCTGGCACTGCTTGTGTAAACTCATTGAATCGATCAAAAATTTGTACTGTTAAATCAATATTGGGATTGGTAGCGTTAATGTTAGCCATCACTAAAACCCTCCAGTGCCAGTAGTTCCGGATGGAGTCGTTGCTGCTCTTGGAAATAACATACCATTTGCAGAATTAATTGCAGATCTAGTTGCATTTGGTAAACTTTGCTGTGCAGTTGAGATAGCGGCTTGCTGTAATTCTGGCTTAATAATTTGTGCAAAATTTTGATTTTTAAATGTATTGTATGCAGTTGATGCTGTTTGCACAGCACCTATAACATTTTGTAAACCACCTTGACCAGAAGCTAATGCTTGTAAATCGTTCACTGTTCCAGTCACTGCATCCACTAATCCACCTTGTCCAAATACTGAACGTGTGCCACCTGGGCGTGTTATTCCAGATGGAGTAGTATCATAATGAGCTACATCCGCGAATCCAGACACAGTTGAAGATGGATGTGTGGCACCAATTGCACCTGTAAAATATTTTACAGTTTCATATTCTATCGTAACGTCATTTTTCATAGTGCCGCCACCTTCACTATAATCATAAGTGTCACTGCTCCAATTTGTAATTATAGGATTAATCATTGTCCATGCAGCGTATTTCTTTTGACTCATGCCATATATGGTAATATCTCTGAAAAAAGGCGGTTTTCCGGTAGGTGCTGATCTGTTATTAGTTCCGTCTGAATAGCTTTCACCTATATATCCCCAGTCAGCAGTTTGCAGTATAGGACTATAAATGTCAGATACATTATAGTTAAATCCATTACTTTTTGTTTGTAAATCACCCATGGTGCCATTTTGATTGGGAGCTTTAGTTGGCACATTTTGATATTGTTGACTTGGGTCTTTGTAATTATAAGTGAAATAATTATACCAAAGATTGCGTATTAAATCAGATTGATCATCATGCATGGTGATTTTACATGGCTCATATCTAATTTTACTTTGAACAACACGTTTACGATTGTACTGATTCATAACCATAGTATCAATTTTAAACTTGGGTAAATCAATACTTTTAACCATTAGCCCAATAGTTTCTACCGTGCCACTGCCATAAGCAGCCTGTAGTTGTGGAATTTGTCCAGTGTTTATGTTGAAATAAACATGATATAAAAATTTAAGACGTGGTGTTAGCTGATAGCCATTGGGTAAAAAAGTTTTAGACGAATGAGTATAATCTTTTAACCCAGGAACACTTGCAATACCCTGTCCAAATGCTTGTAATAGACTGCCGCCTTCACCAAAAAAGCCTGAACTCATTGTGTTTAGGCTGTATTGGTGTTAACAGTTGCCGCACCAGTTGCAATAGATCCAACTGTATATGCAATAGATTGACCAACACCAGTCGGAGTACCGGCACCATTCACTTGAATAGCATTATCAAACGTGATCGTCAATGTAATTTTTACTGCTTCAGATTGTGCGTAGTCCATTGCACCATAGTTTACATCACTTAGGTAGCAACCAAGGATATCCCATTCTTCTAGTACATTAGGCACATGCGTGCCATTTCCACCATCAAGAATTTGCAATTGAATTGTGAATTTATAATCAATGCCAGATGCAGCAGAACTTTGTTCCATGAAATCTAGTTGCTTTTGTAATTGTTCACCAACTAATTTACTAACGTTACCCTGTGCATCATCACGCATATCGCATGTGACGTTTTCCCAGCTGTGTTTGCCGGCAATTTTAATGGTACTGTTATAAATTGGTAATTTAATTTCTTCAAATTTTACGTGTGGACGATCAAACTTCATAACCTGTTTTGTTACTTCAGTAGTAGGAGTACTGACTCCAAAGTTATTGAAAAACACACGGTAGCGATATGCCAATTTAGGCATTAACAAGCCTTGTGTTGACGTACTTTGGCCGTCTGATCCCAAAGGAACGGTCATGTTAGTTAGTGAGGATGTTGCCATTTCTTAATCTCCGATATACTTTATTTAGTTAATAAAGTTGGGCATTTTGCCCAACTTTATTTAAGCAGCAGCCTGCGCAGCAATTGCTCCAGTATTTGCAATACGTAATGGAATATAAATAAATTCCACTGCTTTAACTGGTTCTATTGCAATATCAACCCATAATTGATTCTGATCGATTGTAGTTGGAGTATTATTAGTGTTATCACATACTACCAAGTAGTCGTAAATGCCACGTTTTGCCACTATATCAATCATTAAACTTACTATGGTGTTGCTAATTTCAGTACGTGTAATTTGATCGTTTGGTTCAAACAAGTATTGTTTACCAATTGTTGCCAATCTAGAACGAATAAAGCACACTAAACGAGCCACATTAATACGATCCAATGCAGTTGCTGTTGCTTGCAATGTCTTATTGCCAAAGTTAACAATTCCGGTACCTGGCACAAAAGTGATTGGATTTATGTTATGTGGATACAATACATCACGTAATCCTTGACTTACACCTAAAGTTTCAAATGCACCAGTCATGGCGTCTATATATCCCAATTGGAATGCATTGTCAACTAACCCACGACGTGTTCCTGCAGGAGCTAACCATGGATAAGCAACTTCATCACTACGAATGATAGTGCGAAGCATCATATGACTTGGATATGTAACTGCATCATTACCACTCAAATCTGTTGTTCTGCAACTTGGATAAAATGTTGCTGAATAAGTATCACCAGCTGCTAAATTGCCATCCGCAGTCGGTAATCCAAGTCCATTATTATTAGTTGCCCAAGTAACTACATCATTTGGTGATAAACGCAATGGAGTATCAATAATGCTAAATGCCACATTATTAATTTCATTGTTTAACGCTACCATATTAGGAGCTAACTCAGGATAACCAGTAACTGCAATCAGATTGTAGTTATTCTGTTCTTCACGTAGTTGAGCATTTGTATCAATTGCATGTTGCATTGCGGCAACAATAATTTTACGTTGTGATTGTCTTCCCATGTATGGCGAACCATCTGGGCGTGTTCCAGTCGCAGATACCCATGTATTAGTTTCAGTTTGTATTGACCAATATGTCGGTTGTGTATCGGGTGCCTCATTTGTATTGTTTTTAATACATGCATATACTATGGTTTCATATTGAACATATTGCCCAATCGTATACGCAGTAGTAGAATTCCAATCATATGTAGGGAAACTATTGTTATTGAAATAGTTAGATTCAAATTTCTTAACATTAAATCCTGACCGACGTGTATTCCACATTAAAATACCAGATGGATACAATTCTGCATTAGGTGCGTCTTGATCTAAGTAATCACTTGTTAGTAAACTGGCAATCGTAGGTAATGCAGCAGTTACAGGATCTGTTGTGCCGTTAGGCGCCCACCGAGCATCAGCAAAAACGATGCCGTTAGACTGAGTAGAATCTGCATTGTTTAGTTGTACCCACTGATCAACGCCGGTAACATTTTGCCATCTGTACAATAATGGATAATTTTCTAAATCACTTATATCCACCCATAAATCACCATATACCAATGGACTTAACGATGAGTTTGTCTGTGTTGTTGGTGCAACCGTGCTGATTATAGGACCAGTTGCGTTACATAATGTCAAATTATATCCACGAGCATCACTTGTTACCGTTTGATAACCTACCCATACTCCATTTTGTTGAATCATAATATCAACTTGTGTAGGATCACTATAATACCAGTATGTACCTGATGCTGGATTTTGATCTGGAGCTGTATCAGACGCAGTGTAAGTATATGTTGGATTTCCAGCCCAATTACTTAATATAATGCCAACAGCTGATCCATTAACATAATTATTTCTGCATAAGAAAGTGCTAGAAATAAATCCTGCTGTTTCTACCGCTGTGCCTGAAACATCTGTCAGAGTAATATCACCGCCTGAACTGTGTGTAAACACAATTGCGCCAGCACTATTTACAGAAGCACTAACATAAGGCACATTTGCAGAACTTACTGCAGCTGTGAAATCACTTGAGGTAGTGCCTGATATTGTCGCAGTTGCTGTTATACTATTTGGCGAACCTGGTTGTGTTGCTGAAATAGTGAAAGAATTTCCAGAAATAAAAGTAGGACTTGTTTCTGCACCAGTTACAACTGTTGGTCCTGTGATATAACGTTCAAAAACTGTAAACCCAGCAGTGTTGTTGTTGTATGGTATAGATTTTGCATACAATGAACCAGAAGGAATAGATTTGCCACCTGTTGATGGATCCAATCCATAAATTGCAGCTGAATCACTTGAGTACACAGGAACATTACGTATTACAAATAATCCTAATGTTGAATTGTAAACCTTCATTACAAGATTAGTGCCAAGATTAATACTATTAGTCTTTTGCCAAATCGATCCTGTTATCCCGGTAGCTGATGATCCACCTTGGCTCCAAATAGGAACTTGATAGCTAGGACTTGCTTGGTATATAGGAGCATTATAAGTTCCTGTTGCAATACCTAGTGTAGTAAGAGAAGTTCCAGCACCGTTTGATATAACAACAGTGCCAGATGGAGTACCAACTTGACCGCCGCTAACATATGCGGCAATTTCTGTTGATGCATAACTTACTGAAGTTGTTGTGCAACCAGTAACAGTATACGTCCCATTGTATCCAATTGGGGTAACATTATCAATTGAAATCGTGCTGCCTACCGCGAATGGTGCACTTGCTTGTGTTGCAAAAGTTAATGTTGCAGTAGTACCATTACCTGATGCTCCTGTTAGCGCAATATTAACGCCAGTTGCAGTTGCATCGGCGTATATATTCAATGCTCCACCAATATTAGCAGCATAAACTCCGGTTAATCCAGCTACAGTAATAGCATCAACTATTCCACTAACTGTATTGGTTGGGCTAGCAGGCACGGTAACAATTGCACCATTAATTATGAATGTGTTTCCGGCAGTTAAACTTGTTGGAGTATTTGAACCTTGTACTGTTGCCCATGATGATTGCCAGTCAGTACTTCCTACTAATACCCAGGTATTATACATTGTGGTAATTCTAGTATCATCTGATTGAGTAGTCGTTGGACCACCACGTTTGAAATAAATAGGATTTGTCGTGTATGTTGCAGTTACAGCATAATTTCCAATGCTGCCATAACTTTGTAATGGCACAGATGAACTTGGATTTAAATAGTCTGCATTTGTAATCATCAATGGAATTTGATTTGTAAATGTAGTAGTTGATTTATTCCACTCGTAAATTCCCCATGTAGAATTAACTGTATCTAACCATGATGTTCCATTATTTGGATTACCTAATGGGCGATTTAAACTGGCAGATAGAGCAGCAAGATCAATATTAGCTCTCAGCACATAGCATTGATTAGTTACACCTAATGCTGAATAAGCAGCAAGTAAGCCGTATTCATTAAGTTCATACCCGTTAATAGGTGTACCATTTGTAGTTGTGTAAAAGAATGGTATTCCATAATTAGCTGACAATGCTCTTTGACTTGATGCCAAGAATAATTTATCAGCATTAACCGCCAATGTTCCTGGAGCAATGCCTGCACCGTCTGCCGATAATTTGTTTGAAGCAGTTGCGATAACTACTAGAGGAACTGAGTTAGTTGCAGCTGGAAGATATTGACTTTGATCAACGACTGTGACTTGTACGCCTGGGGAAACTAATGTGCTAGACATAATGTAAATCCTTTTTAATAATATACAATATTTAGTAAATTATCGAAAAAAGTCTAACAATCGCAAGCTATATATAGATTCTGGTTTATAAAACTGCTAAATAGTACAAAATATAACAGTAATGGACACAAAAATGATTAGGCCAACATGCAATACTTGTAATCAACGCCCCAGAGCTATTGCATATCATAAGTATGGCAGAATTTATTATCGTAGCATGTGTTCTCAGTGTATACGTAAAAATAAAAAACTTAAAGTTCCAAGAATGCGATGGGAACTAGCTGGATATAAAAAGAAAATTTTGTGTGACAGATGTGGGTTTAGGGCTAGATGGGCGGCACAATTGTTAGTTTTTCACATAGATGGAAATTTAAATAATAATGTTGCCCGTAATCTAAAAACAATTTGTCAAAATTGTGTGGTAGATGTGGCTAAGTCTGATTTGCCTTGGAAACAGGGAGATCTTGAAGCGGATCACTAGCATTCTTAATGCCTAACACCAACGAATCAACTTGAGAATATAGCTCATCCATCGATCTGCTGTTATCTAATATATAATCAAAGTCAGTGCCTGCCCATGCTGTTTCACTGGCATGTACATTAAAATTAGCCAACACTGATTTATTACTAGCCCAACTTAAATTCTGAGTGGGACCACCATTTACTACTTCTGCGGCATGAAACCACTCTGGATCAGGACCTCGCTTTGTTCTAATAACTAATCCGCCAGAGGATTTAATTGCGGCAAGTTCATTTGGAAAACGACAATCTGAAATTACTACATTATCTTTAAGATTTCTTATTTTATTTTCAATACTGGCAATCCAAATATCATCATGAAATCCTTTACGCATTACTTCAGTACCCCAGTATTGAAGCACCCAACGTGGGGTTAGTTTAGGCATGTTCAATCGTTCTGCCCACCATAAATCTACTTGCTCACGCCATTCCCTAGACGCTGTAGTGCGTCCTTCTAATAGAATTCTGTCCCATCCGAATACAGCGGACACTGCATCTTTCAGAGTTCCGGCAAAACTTTCTCTACGAAATCCATGCACGTTTACTAGATAATCAGCAACTGTGTCTTTGCCGCTGCCTATTAGTCCAGAAATTCCGATAATCATATGTTGTCCTTTATCATTGATGATGACATTAAATACCAACCTGACCTATGGGATCCTAGTTGTATAAATCCTAAGTCTGTATAAAACTTAGGAATCTCTGTTGTAATTATAATTGTTCTATCACGACTGGCAGCAAATTCAACTGCTTTAGCTGTTATTTGTTTACCTATGCCCCGATTTCTATAGACTGGATCAACACATATCCAGGTCAAATCATAAAAATATTGTAGACTTGATTCACTAATAATACCAAATCCCACTAACTTATCATTATCTCTGGCCAATATGTAAAATTTGGGATTTTCAATAAGATTGATTAGATATTTTACTTTTTCAATTTCAATGCGATGTTCAATATTTTTTGATATTAATGGTGGCATTTTTCCAGCAGGAGTATATATAAAAGATTGTGTAAGTAACTCACCTGCTTCAGTTGGATCATGTAACTTATTGCATATTTCTATTAAAATCATCTAAGTTTTGCCACATTTAAATGTTTAAGAGTTTTCTGCAACATGTCTATTTGCCGTCTGCAATCCTCTAATGCATGATGACTAGTGACAGGTTTTGGGCAATCAGGCCACAAACTGTACACAGTTCTTGCATCTCTCACCTTGAAAAATTGCCAAGGATAAGGCTTTCCACGACTGGTAAATGCGTTTTCTAAAATACATATGTCGAAAGTTATTCCATTTGTCCAGATCAAATCGCTTTTCCAGCACAATTTATGTAGATCATCTAGTGCTTGATCTAGTGGAATTCGGTTATCTTCAGCCAGTGCCTCTGCAGCCGCCTCTGGCTGCGTTCCCCACCATGCAATAGTGTCTTCACTCACTTTTCTGTCTTCTTGGCCTTCTAGTGCAATACGTGCATAATAGTGATATTTCTCACTATATCCTTTGCCAAGTGGGTCAAAACATTGAGCCGCTATTGTTAAAATAGTAGCGTCTGGTGTTGCCGCTAGGGTTTCTAAATCCATCATTATATCCATGTTATTAGTATAATAGGATAGATTTTAAATAACAATCTTTTTGGTTATTTAATTATCCAATTACCCAGGTCAATGGCTGTGATCCATCTACATAGTCAACTAAATCTTTTAGACATTGAGCAAACATTTCTTTGGCTTCTGCCTTCATGGCAGCGCCATTTAGCGTTGTTCCGCCTTGTGGGCCGGCTATGGTACCAAATTTTTCACGTGCCTCACCAATAATCATCTTACAGTTTGCGTACATATAATTACGTATCCACTGCTTAATTTGAAAATCACTGAGTAAATTCACTTCTGGCTTTAAATTATAAGTCCACAATAAAACATTCTCGCCAGTACCCTTAGGATCACGGATTAATTGAAGTTTTTTGGTTACTGGGTTCCAAGTGTAGTTCATATAGGCACCAAACATTCGTCCTGCTAGCTCAACATACTGCGAATAAAAATCATACGTGGCCAATCCACCTGCCACGTTAAAATTCATTAGATAAACGTTCATTGACGCCTGACTAAATGGGTCAAAATTTGAGGCAAATGGGCCGGTTGAGTCACCAAAGGTTCTACGGAATATCTGACGAACCTGAATAACTTCATCTGGTAAATCGTAGATATTTACGTTAGTGACCAATTCCATAAACGTATAACTTTCTTCATATGCGTTTTGCGCTCGCTGACGATAAGTCCCAATAGCATTACGATAAGCCGACTCATAATGACTAGCATCCAGCTCTATGTCAATAATATTATCGCCTAACTGTAGTCTAACGTATTCGATTAGATCTTGTTTAAGTGTTTCTAAAGTAGATTGAGATTGTTCTGCCATATGGACTCCATGTCCATATATTTAGCAGATTACCAAGCCTTTAATATAATCAAGTTGTCATTGCTACGACCTGTATATTTGGTTTCCGTAGTATTAATCTCTTTAAACGCTTTACGTGCCGCTGGTTTTCCTGCAGTCATGATAATCTTAATCTGTTCTTTGGGTTTGCGTAAAGTCTTTTGCACAGTAGTGACCGCATCGAATGCCAGTAATGACGAGCCTTTAATCGTAAATGTTCCTGCGTGAGTATCTGCCACAACATACATTAATTTGCGCTTGACCACATCATAAATGAAGGCTTCAGTAGCACCTACTAAACTTGTAGCAGGCAATGATTTAAGTCCAAGCTCAGCAAATTCTTTAAGATATTTGAATTTGATTGCTATTTTTTCAGGACTCACTGCCTTTTTGGCGCGAGGTTTACGCTCCACTTTCTTGAGCGAAATATAGGATTGACAGTCGGCCAATACTGTTTCACAGAATTTTACACAGCTTTTTAACTGTGTCTTAGTAAGATGACTATACCCTTCAACCAACTGTGGATCTTTGCCTTCTACCACTTCTTCAAGTTCCACTAATCGTAATTTCCATACGGCAGTGATATGCGAAATCATTTGTGTGGCAATATTCATGCCGCGAATTAGTGAGATGGGCTTGAAATTTGCCGACATTTTGGCGTCAGCTTCAATAAAATCATCATACATTGCCTCTAGTTCGGCAGCACATTCTGATGCTTTTTCTCGTAGATGATCTTGGATGGTCAGCTTTTGTTGTGCTGTTTCCTCTGAAGTAGCAACAGCTTTTTGTTCTTCTTGTTTAGAAGATAATAACTCGGTAAGATGCTCATCCAGTATAGATTGCTCATGTTCTTTGAGAATTAACCCCAACAATGTCATTCTGCAAATCCATCCTGTTGTTGTTTTTACACGACTATCCGAAATGCCACGCATTAATTTTGCTTCTTTGGCTTTTTGATTAATTTCAAAATATTGAATAATCATGTCTCTGGCATCTTTGCGAGTATAAGAATAATTATACCAATTGAATGCTTTTGTTAACGCGGTAACTCGATTATCATCGGTGGGTTGCGTAGGCCATTCTGGTTCTGAACCAATAAATTTGGCATCTTCGCCGCGTGGGACCAGTCGTTTGATTGTAGTTGAAAGTTTTTTCATAGTTCTATTATAGTATATATGTTGGGAGATGTCAACCTAACAGCATCGCAAAAATTATGTGATGATCTAAATTGTCTAAAAGTATAACTGCTGCCGCCTGTAAATCATTGTATCTTAGCGTTTCTTTCTTAAGACGCCTACATTCTACTGATTCTCTGCTAATTTCTTTAACCACGGAATCAATATTTCTAATCATTTTCTGAAGATCGCGGAGTGCCACCTTGTTCTTAACTCCGACAAGTTGTTTTTCCGCAATTGATAGACGTTCAATAATTTCATTCATAAAGTAATTATATGTATTTTAGAATTAATTGTCAATTGAACATTAACTAAATACTAGACTATGCCAAGATTAAGCCTATATCGTCCAAATCGTACCTCCGATTACCAGTACCTAGATCGTATCATATCCGAACGATATACAGTCGGTGGTCTTGATGTTTTTGTACACAAATACATGGGACCGATTGTGGATACAACAGACAATCCTGGTAATAAAGATGCGACTTTGCCAGTGTATACATCACAAAATCCAATGTTTATTGAAGATTTGCTGTTATTGGAAAATAGAGATCGTGCCTATGATCCCAACGTTTATATCATGCGTATGGTCTACATTCATCAGGATATCAACTTTGATCTAACACAATTTGGATTGTTCCTAAACAACGATACCTTATATTTGACCACTCATTATAATGATATGATTGACAGTTTTGGACGTAAATTGATGACAGGTGACGTATTGGAATTACCAAATATGAAGGATTATTACCCGTTAAATCAAAATGTTACCAGAGCATTGCCCAAATTTTACGTTATCCAGGATGCTGCATATGCTGCAGAAGGGTTTAGCCAAACTTGGTTACCTCATATATGGAGAATAAAAGCCACTCCGATGGTTAATGCACAAGAATATCAACAAATTGTCAACCAGCCGTTAATGCCAGATAATATTTGGGATAATGGAAACTTTTATCCACAAGGCATGGTAGTTGATAACGGTGGAAAATATTACGAAGCGACAAAAAATGTACCCCCAGGCACTGATATTAATGATCCAACTTATTGGGCATTGATTGAAAAACCAACTACTATGGGTGATATTAATTCAACAAGAAATAAAGATTTGGCAATCAATGATGCGTTAGTTATACAGGCCAATGTTGAAGTTCCTTTATCTGGATATGATAACGTTTCATTTTATATATTGCCCACTACCCCTACTGGCGAACCAAGTTCACAAGGATTAAATGCCAGTGAAACAATCCCAACAGTAGACAGTGATCAAATTGGAGAAGGCAATACTCCAAAGAATTTTGGATGGACCATAGGATATTTAACAGGTGGCAAGATGGCTCCTAATGGATTACCAGTCACTCCTGGAGTTAGTTTTCCACTTAGTCCAAGCACAGGAGATTATTGCTTACGATTAGATTATTTTCCAAATAGACTGTTTAGATTCAATGGTGGAGCATGGTTATCTATCAGTGAAGATGTACGTACTCCATTAGATTGGGGTCCACAAAATCAAACTCAACGAAGTTCTTTTGTCAATAATACATATACGGTGCCATCAACCGACCAAGGTAATATCCCATCACGCCAATCATTATCAGAATTACTTAAACCAACGGCTGATAATGGCAATGATGGTGGAAATTTACCACCTAAACCAAGACCTCCAGGACGATAATGCAACAATATTTTTTTGACGGACAAATACGTCGATTTATAACTCAATTTGCCAGAATGTTTTCTGGATTTCAAGTAGAATTTGGACGAAATGAAGCAGGTGCTGCAAACACAGGAGATACTCTTTATCGTGTGCCAATACGTTATGGTGACAGTACCCGACAAGTACAAACTATTTTACAAGAAAATAGTGCAAGCAATATGCCATCTACACCTTTAATGACATTTTACATCACAGGGCTAGACTTTGATCGTCCACGTATGCAAAATCCAACTTATATTGATAACAAAGCCATACGCCAGAGAGAGTATGATCCTGCAACTGGAATCTATGAAACAACTCAGGGCAATGCATTTATGGTTGAGCGTTACATGCCTGCCCCATATAAACTTTCAATTAATTTAGACATTTGGACTAGTAATACCAATCAAAAAATGCAAATTTTAGAGCAAATGTTGCCCTTATTTAATCCAAGTTTAGAAATACAAAGCACAGATAATTTTTTAGACTGGACAAGTTTAAGCATAGTTGAGTTAGTAAGTACAGGATGGAGTAGTCGTAGTATTCCTCAGGGAACAGAAGATCCTATTGACATTTCTACAATTAAATTTGCGTTGCCAGTATGGCTATCATTGCCTGCCAAAGTTAAAAAGTTGGGTGTGGTTGAAACTATTATTGCTTCTATATTTGATGGGTCAGGTGATTTGGTAAATGCAATATCTGATAGTGATTTGCTCCTAGGAACACGACAGTACATCACACCCTACGGATATCAAGTTGTATTAATCGGCAATAAATTGCAAATTTTAGCACGTTCTGCCACTGTTGACGAGAATAATTTTCAACTGCCACCTCCGGATCCAGTTGAGCCAAGTAATATATTATGGACACCCATAGTTAACATGTATGGCGTATTGCGTCCAGGCATAAGTGTGGTTGCATTAACTCAAGAAGATGGTAGTCAAGTATATGGAACGGTAAGCTTTGATCCTTCTAACGATCAATTTTTATTATTTTCAGTAATGCCAGAATCTATACCAGCAAATACAATGGCACCAGTTAATTCAGTTATTAACCCTCGTGTTAGCGGGCCTGGACAAGGATTACCCGCTGCTGCATTTGGTCAAAGATATTTGCTGACTGAATCGACCGGAAGTGACAACGGATATGCACAATCATGGGCAGGTACAGTGGGCGAAATATTAATTGCCTATCCAAATGACATCATTCAATATGATGGTTCACGCTGGGTAGTTTCTTTTGATGGGCAATCAAGTCCTGTAAATACACAATACGTGACAAACATTACAACCGAAATCCAATATCGGTGGACAGGTTATGATTGGGTTAAGTCATATCAGGGATTATATCCGGGCGGCCAATGGAGTCTTATAATTTAAAAATTGTCAATGCGGTTGGCATTTGGTTTTACAGCCAATCTACTAATCGTTATCTATATCTACTAAGAAATGATGTTAAAAATCCTGATTCATGGGGGTTAGCAGGTGGAAAAATAGAATCGGGTGAAAGCATTATGGCGGCAATGGTACGAGAATGCGAAGAAGAACTAGGATCTATGCCTGATTATATCAAGCTAATGCCGTTAGAAAAGTTTACAAGTGCCGATAATGGCTTTGTATATAACACTTTCTTTTGTATTGTAGCAGATGAATTTAAACCAATTCTTAATGATGAGCATCTAGGATATGCTTGGATTGATTCAGGAACTTGGCCTAAACCTTTGCATCCCGGATTATGGAGTACAGTAAATTTTGAGGCTGTACGCAGCAAAATAGCTATTATACAAACTCAACTTCAAACATCACAATGAGTTATAAAATCTCTATTTGATAAAGTTTTTGTATTTGGGCATGATAACCATTCTGGTGGCATGTTAAGTTCATTACCAACCATGATAAACATAGTTCCACTGTAGGCGGTTATGATATTAGTGACTTGTTGAATCCAATTATCATGTCCTGCCACGGTTTCTTTACAGTAACCTATTAAATAAACTTCTTTATGTCCATCGAATGCCGCAAGATAAATGGGTAATACTGTAGTACATATGTGTGGGTATTGCGGAATTAAATAAAATTCACCTGTTTTTTTTGTGCAATTTTTAGCAGTTGTATATACAATGTTATTTTTTGTATAATTACTTTCTATTAGTAATTGTAAATTATTGTAATCAGTATCAACAGTAAAATCCAATCTCATTTGTAGGGATATTTTACTTGTGCCATAAGTTTGTAATTTTAAACTTCCCAATAATCCGCCACGATGTTTTTCTAATACACGGTAGTCAAATCTTTCCTGATCATCACTGCTGCCTATAACAGCAGCACGTCCTGATAAGTGTTGATTCACAATAGGATTTTCTATCCATTCACGTTTTTCATGTTTTCTTCCACCGGAAAATTTAGTTTCTGTAATTACAAATTCGCCTGGATAATCTCGTCTGTACCTAGCTTCCATGTTATTATGCCGTGTAAGTACTGTTGGCAGTAAATCCTAGCACGATGGCTGTGCCTGTATTGGCGTATGTGTAAGTTCCTACAACGTTAGCATTGCCAGGATAGTTTGCTATAGGAATTGATATAATTACAATTCCAGATCCACCTGCACCGCCAGTAGCATTGTAAGATCCGCCACCCCCACCACCGGAGTTGACTGTGCCAGCATTACCTGTATTACCACCACCACCATTGCCACCCGTACTGGTACTACTAGAACCAGCTGCTCCACCGCCGGCTAACCAATAGTTACCAGAAATTAGTTGCCCTGCGGTTGACCCAGGTATGGCATTTATTATACCAACACCACCCGATGCGGTACTTGCTCCGTTGGCACCTTGCCCCCCTGCTCCTCCGCCACCGCAAAATGCTGTTCCTGAGGTACTATACCCGCCCGGATATCCTTGTCCAGGGATGCCAGGACCAAATCCACCATATGCACCATAGTTGTTTTGCTGACTATCACCACCACCTGAACCGCCGATATTGCCCGTCCAAGCAGCACTTGAGTTATAAGTACCCCCACCCCCGCCACCAATCGCAGTAACTCTTGATGATGCGCTGGAACCAAATGTACTGTTACCACCATTATTGGCCGGACTAGTACTTTGTGTATTTGTAGCACCTGCACCACCTAGTCCTATGTTGGCAGTATACGTAGTACCTGGAAATAGTGTGTATGCGGCAAAACTTACAACTCCTCCTGCTCCGCCGCCCCCGCCAACATACCCACCACCGCCACCGCCACCTGCGACCACTCCAAGTATTACATTGTAAGCCGCTGCACTGGTATTAATATTAGCCCACGCTCCGTTGACATATGCTTCCAGTACGTTTGATGTGTTACTATACCTAATCATACCATTGGCAGGAGTTGGTCGCTGTGCTGTATTACCCACAGGAACTGTTAATGCTCCTGTACCATTTGCTGTGATATTTTGATTAGTGTCAATGGTTAATGCTGCTGTTCCGTTAGTTTGAAATTGTAAATTACCACTGGCATCTACGGTTTCTACCAATCCCGAACTATTTGCGTTTATGATGGTTGTCATGCTATATTAGCCCATGCTGAATTTATATATCCCTCAAGTTTAAGAATAGTGGTATTATATCTAATCATACCATTTACTGCCGGAGAAGGACGTTGTGCTGTATTACCCACAGGAACTGTAAATGCGCCAATTCCGTTGAATGTTATGTTTTGACTCGTATTAATGGTTAATGCTGTGTTACCATTTGTTTGAAGCGTGAGATTGCCAGTGGCATCTCCTGATTTAGTAAGAGTGCCTACAGTTGCGTCTGCTTGTACGTTTATACTTGATGCCATACTAGTATTTAGTTGATATTAGCTGGATTAATTATCGCAGTGGAGGTTACTCTGTCTATGGTCATAATACCTTGACAAGTGACATTCCAATTTTCTGATGTACTATCCCGTTCACTTGAACTCGGTACATTCAATATAAAATGCTTAAATAGGTACTCTTTTTCATTTTCAAACACTCGCCAAACATGATCCATTGTTCCACAACCTGCTTGCCCGCGACTCTGATTGAATCTAATAGAGTACTTGTTCATATCACCTCAGCCGGTGGGCGTTGACAAGATTGATTGTTAGCTACTCGCTGCGCCTGAATGTTGATGTGAACAAATTTAACCAACTCATCAGATTGATTTGCAGTAATAGAGTGTGCCAGCCATGCTGGGGTTAAAATTAACTGTCCTACTTTTGGGTTTAGTACTACAAATTTAGAACCATGTGTAACTTGTGTTATATCTTCTTCATCCAGATCCATTTGAATTTTGCCTGCCCGTGGGTCATGCAATAATAATTGTATAGAATTTTCTGGAACTTCTAAAAAATAAAAACCAACGATTTGATTACCATTTCCGTGTGTATGGTGTTCCATGTATGAATGTTTTTCATAGGTTTGAAGCCACATAGATTCATATACAGTTTGGTAATTTTCCATCAAGTAACCTTGACGTTTTAAAATGTTCCAAGATGATTGAAGTATGTATTTTGCAAAATCAAAAATCCTCTCGTCATGAAAAAACGTATTGGACATTCTTGTATCGGATTGATCGTGATATTCCGGGTCTTCTGCGACCCGTTTTACCAAATCTACATTGTCTAAATCAAACGCCGAGTATATCGGCGTAGTAAACAGTAAATTTTCATCAAAATCGTTTTTATCTATTCTATTCAAAATTAAATTCTCTTTATGGTGTGTTAGTTACTGATTTGGTAATACGTAATTCTGCCATTCTTTGTGCCGCAGCAGCAATTTGTTCATCAGTTGGAATCCAACCATAGGATGTCCAGATAGTTTTGTTATACTGTAATTGTAATTCAGCGGTAAATGAATCGCCAACTGCAAATGTCTGAGAATCATCTTGTGCTAGTGTGTCATAAGTTACTGTTGTTTGTTCGAGTGAAGGAGTATCTTCTTGAGTAACTATTTGCTTTACAACACCGTTTTCTATGAATAACCAGTTTTTTGCCATTTTAAGATTCTTTTTTTAAATTTTCTAAATGTAGTACTTCATAATTAGTTGGTAACGGAGATACCGTTTGATTGGATATTTGTAGTGCTGTTTCAGATAATAATCCCTGTTGTACACAAAGTTCCAACGCTGGTCTATTTTTTAAAATTCTAAGAATTGTTTCATCACTTAATCTACCACAAGAAATAAGCTGTGCTTGTGCCGATTTTACTAATCGTAGTTTTAATTCTTCAAAAAAATTAATTTCATACATTTCATCATCTGTTTTGCCAGGAATTCGAATTTTTTCAGCTTCTATGGCCAGTGCCGCTTCAAATTCTGTTAAAAATTTAATTTCATTAGCACAGTCTTGAAATAGTTCTGTGTTTTGATCTTGATAAATTAAATATTCCTTGTATTCGAAAGAATCTTTGTCCAGTGTTTGTTCTGATTTTTCTTTGTTTAATTCGGCCAATTTATAAGCAAGTTTTCGTTGACTCAATTGATTGCGAATTACTCGCAGTTTTTCCCAAACAGTTTCGCCTTCTAGATCATATATATACTGTGCGTTGTGATTTACTCTTGACATTTATCTTCCTATTGTGTAATTATTTAGTTGAGCTTATTACTGGTAGATTTTTATTTCTTTAATTGAATCCAGCGCCGCCAGCAAGCTGGATGGAACTTGACATGCTTGTTGTAGAGCAAACTAGTGCTCCACAGGAATTTATTCTTGTTACTTGGCCGCTGTTATAAAAGAGTCCATTTACTCCCACTTTGGCACCAGTACCATAAAAACCTGTGTTTCCTACATTTGTTTCACTGCCAACTAATGCTCCACAAGCATTTATTCTTGTTACTAAATTATAGATTACTGCCGAACCACCAACTACTCCTACTCCTTGATAAAACAATCCATTGCTGCCAACAGCAGCACCCCCTAGTCCATATCTACTAGTTCCTACAGTTGTTTGACTACCAACCAGTGCTCCGCAGGCATTTATTCTAGTTACTGTTTTTCCTGCACATCCAGATCCATTGCCGCCATAAAACAATCCGTTAACGCCCACTAGTGCTCCTGCTAAGAGAAGCCTAGCAGTTCCTACAGTTGTTTGACTACCAACCAGTGCTCCGCATGCATTTATTCTAGTTACATAAGCCACCGCGCAAGAACCAGCATAAAATAACCCATTGACGCCTACAGCAGCCCCACCTGGTGTACAATTTATATAAACCACTCCGGCGGTTGTTTCACTGCCAACCAATGCTCCACATGCATTGATTCTGGTTACTTTATTACAACTGCGTCCGCCAAAATACAATCCGTTGCTGCCCACTTTGGCACCAGCAATACCATATCTACAGGTGCCTACACCTGTAGTGCAACTAGCAATTAACGATCCGCACTGACCTACTCTAGCAGTAGTAGCAGAACTATAAAACATTCCAAAATTTAGTGTTCTGCCATAAAAATTTGATACCCCTACAGTACCAGAGCAAATACCGGCAAGAAATCTAACGGCAGAACAATTAAAACCAATTGACCCACTAATAGATAAAAAGCCACCAACATTACAGGGAGCACCAGCGGTAGCGCAACTGACATTGGAAACCAGCGCACCAGATGAATCTATTCTGGTTACGATATTTGTTGGGAGTACGTTACTACTGCCTCCATAAAACAATCCATTGCTACCAACAGCAGCACCCGCTAATGCACTTCTACAAGTCCCTACGTTTGTTTCGCCACCAACAAGTGCTCCACAAGCATTGATTCTGGTTGCTATATTAGTATATACACAACCTGAGTGTCCGGATTGGTATCTCCCACCATAAAACAATCCATTGCTACCCACAGCAGCACCCGCTAATGCACTTCTACCAGTCCCTACATTTGTTTCACTGCCAACAAGTGCTCCACAGGCATTGA